CTAATGAAAAAACCTACTGAAATTGATTTGCTGATCTTCATATCTATCAATCTATTTTTCCTGATTCTAATAGGTGTTGATCGATTCATGCTTTTTTACTTTCCTATTTTATCATTGAGAATGATGTTTGAAGTTTTTAGTGAAGCAAGGCAATCATTTAAAGAACTAAAAAACAGAATGCATAAATGGTAGAAGTTGAAAAAGCTTTAGATAAATGGCTTGAGAAGAAGCTATCTGAAAAAGGAGCTATCAAGCAAATAAGCAGAGCAATAAAAAAGGAATTGAAGTCTATGCAGAAAGAAGAAACTGCTAAAGGTACATTTGAAGATGATTTTGTTAGAGATTATTTAGTCCTGTCAAAAGAGTCTGATAGTGTATGGAAAGATCTAACTGCAAAGGATATAATTAAAGTGACATCTAACCAGAGTAAAGATCTGGGTAATAAACTGAGAGCCGGTCAAATAGGTAGAGCCTTAGGTAAAGCCGGAGCAATTAAGCAGATACGAAACGGCTATGCAGTTTATAGAATAAATAAAATCAAAACTAAAAAAATAAAAAAGTCCCAAAAATGAAAAGTTTCTATTTTAGATACGATATAGATAATATCGATGCAGTGATATCCTACTTAAGAAAGAAGTATATTGAGCTTGAGCAGTTTGTTTGCTATGAGGCTCCAGGTGATTTTGTTCCAAATTCTGTAGATATTGATTTAAATTTACTTTCAGATGATTCTAAACTTATCAGTCTATTGCTTGATTGCGACGGTATTGAGATATAATTTGAAAAAGATTTCTGAAATAAACCGCAAAAAGTTTTGCACAACTTAAAAAGGATCATATATTTGTAGGGAACAAAAACACAAAACAAGATGAAAACTTTTAACAATTACACAGAATTAGAAAACAAGTTAATGAACGGAATAATAAATACTTGGGGTGATACTGGTTGTGATAACACTTACTTAGATGACGCTTGTGAGGATGCAGGTATAACGATGAAAGTTGGTAGAGGAGTTGTAAGTTCGTTAATAAAAAAAGGAATCGTTTTAGAATGCTTACCTGAACACTCATTCGAGATAAACTTAACAGATGAAGGTGAAGCTTTGTTAGAAGTTCCAGAAGTATAAAAGACTCAGAGGTGCTGCTCCCTACAAGCGGCGGCCCGTCTCCCTACAAGGCGGGCTTTTTATTAAAAACAGCAAAATGGTTGATTTTAAGCATAAAACTAAAATCCTAAAAATATCAAATAAAGTTGAAAGCTTTGTTAAGGATCACGATAAGCAATCTAATGGTGATTGGGGTGTTAGTTTTGGTAGACTTAAAGTAGAGTTAAGTGTGAAAACTAAACACCTAAAAGAAGCTTTAAATCAACTATATAAACAAGGAAAGATAAAAGTCAATGACGTTCCTTTTTTAGATAAAGTAATATTTTACAATTACAAAGATGAAACAAGTAATGAATAACCTATTGAAAAAGCTTGATATAAGCGTTCTACCTGCTGAATCAGTAAGAGTTAAAATCAAACAGAAACCAGGACTCCCGAATGAGATGTATTTCATACAAGTGTATGATCATTTAGAAGTTGAGGTTTTGAAAACAGTTATATCGTATTCAAAAGAAGAGATAATTGACGACCTTGAAGAACTATTTAATTTCAGACCTATGAGGGTGGTGATTGAGCTACTTTTGCAAAAGGGTTCATTAGTAATAAACCAATAAATTTTAAAACCATGAAAAAGTTAGCATTATTAATATTCTTAGCGTTGACCGCTATAAGCTGCACGCAGGAACCGTATTCAGAAAGACACAGATTTGAGAATCAATTCTTCTTAGTAGATAGAGACTCAATCAACAACTTAAAAGTCTTGTATCCTAACGATGAAGACAAGGTTTATTTAGCTGACGGAAAACTCAATAGATCAGCATTTGAACCAGTAGAAAATGATGGCTTAATTTGGTTTGAAGGAGACACGATTTTCGTAAGAGGTGGTTACGATAACTTCTATTATGACGGTGATCAAACGTATGAGCAAAACTGGATAAAAGAAGAACATTACAGCTACTTGAAAATGACCCTACCTTTAACGGGTGAGCACTTGTTATCAGCTTCAGTTTTAAATTGGAATTAATTAAATAAATAATAAAAATGAGTATCAACAAATTAGTAAAAGAGATTCACGAGAACAACGAGAAAGCCGGATGGTGGAAAGATCCTGAGACTGATCTTCCTTTGAAGCATCACTCAATGTTTCCTTATGTTGTAGCCACAAAGCTATTACTGGTTGGAACTGAGATTTCAGAAGCGACCGAGGGGTATCGTAAGAATCTAATGGATGATAAGCTTCCGCATAGGCAGATGGTTGAAGTTGAACTAGCTGACGCAGTTATCAGGATTTTTGACCTTGCAGGAGCTTTAGATTTAGACCTTGAAGGCGCCATTAAAGAGAAGAGAAGCTTTAACGCTGTAAGGAAAGATCACAAAACTTCTGAGAGAGTTAAGAAAAACGGTAAAAAATTCTAAAATCAAAAATTATGCCTGAGATTAAAGAGTACAAGGATTCTCAAGATAAGTGGAGAATAACACAGAAAGCTGATAACGGAGAGATTTCTGATAGCACGCACCAGGGTTATGTTAACAAGAAAGACGCTGTGAACGGTAAGATAAACACCAGCATCGAGTATATGAAATACTATATGGATGAAATGGATTTAGACCAGCTTAAAGAATTAGTTCAAATTGGTCACACAGCTTTCGGAATTGCAATGAATAAGGTTGAGGGTTTTAATCCAAAAGCAGATGATTAGATCTAAGCAGCAGGTGTGGTTGAATAGTAACCCTGATTGGTTAGTCAAACCTAAACAGAATTTAACTGGAGGGCAAAGAATGTTCTTCATGAAAAAATCAAAAATGATTGAAAGAGTTTTGATCACTATTGAAGATGAATTCATTTGTTGTTTAGGGATTCCGAATCTAACTGACTCTTACAGTTCTATATTTGGTTATTTTTTAAAAAAATGGAATAATGAACTGAATAGAATCTTGCTGTATAATGAATACCGAACAACTTTTGAAATCAATCGAAGCTATTTCGAGAATAAATATCAGCCAATAGAAAAGTAAAGGATGAGAAAAGAGAACCTGAACATCATAAAAAAGTTAATTAAGAAATTTGGTAGAGAAGCTTCTGTTGATAAAATACAGGAAGAATGCCAAGAATTAGCTTTAGCCTTGCATCAACTTAAATGCGTGACAAAGACGGATAAGAAAAAGAGGCTTGATGATGTTTATGGAGAACTAGCTGATGTCAAGATTGCTATGAGGAAAGCTGAAATGTTATTCAGCAAAAAAAGAATTAACAGAGCAGTGAATCAAAAACTGCAAAAGAAAAAGCGTAAATATTTCAATAATTAAATTAAACTGAGAACAATGAAAAAAGAAGTCAAAAAAGCAATTATCAGCGCCCTTGAAGATAGTGCGGTGGTGGAAAATTTTGCAAAAGCAGTAGAAAAAAAACTGCTAGAAATGAAACAACAATCAGGCAGCGTTGAAGAAGAATACGTGAAGCGCCATGTCTTATTTGCTGCTGAAGGTCAACATGAAGATTCAAGATACATGACCGCGAACGAAGTGATGGATCAACTTCACGAAATAGCTCCGGATTACAAGATTAGAGTTAGAACACTTGGTAAAGCTCTGTTATCTGATGCATTGGAAGTTAAAAACACTAACAAAGGTAGAGCGTATCTAGTTAGAGGGATTGCTTTAAATCCTGAGGAGTTAATTGATGAAGCTGAACTTGAAGCAGCTAAAGAAATTGATGAGTCAGAAATCGAGGTAAATGATGCTGAAGAGATTGATGAAAATGAATTGCCAAAAATGAGCCCAGATGAAGCTTTCTCTGACTCTGAAAAATTAGCGGCAGTACCTAACCCTCTGGATGAGTTTGAAAGCGAAGAGGAATACTCGGAGCACTTGGAGGAACTTAAAAGAACTGATCTAATCAGCCACATCAACGAGTATGAAATGAAGATCAGCTGTGAGGACAAGAAAAAGAAAAAAATAATCAAAGACATCCTTTCATATGTATCTGATTTAGATACTGCTGATCAAAGTGATATTGATGATGTGGCTGAGGAGAGCGAAGAAAGCGATATTGAGATTGAGGAAGAAGCGCCAAAGAAGAAAAAAAAGGACAAGAAAAAAGGTAAAAAAGATAAGAAGAAAAAGAAGAAAGGGAAGAAATCATCTGATTAATATTTTTTTTGTATGTTTGCTGAGTTAGTGGACAAAACAACAAGATAAGACTCAGTAATTTTAAAAAGAAATCATAGCACGGCAAGGAGCTCTTCACTTGAAATCTTGTTGTTTTTGTTCGAACTTCAATTAGACTCCTTGCTTAGTGTTATTAATCAGAAAAAATTATTAAATGAAATACGATGGTGAAAACAGTAACGCCTTCAATTTCATTGCTTCCAAATATGAGTTCAGATTCAATGTAGTTACAAACCATTATGAATTCCGAAAGAGAAAGAAGAAGAAAAAGAAAAACGGAAACAAGTGGCGCAAATATGATGACAGATACAGAAAAGACATACTGCTTGAATTAATGACCGAGCATATTAAAGTCGCTTCTGATAAAGTGGACATATTTATTGAATCAAGTGATTTTTCTAAAGACTACAACCCTTTTGAGGAGTATTTTAAAAAGCTTCCAAAGTGGGATAAAAAGAAAGATTACATCAAGCAAATCTCAAAAACTGTTGACACCGATAATGATAAACATTTCAGAAAAACTTTGGAACGTTTTTTAGTTGGTTGTGTTGACTGCTTATTAAATGAAGATAGTGTGAATGATGTTTGTTTAGTTTTTCAATCCGGACAAGGTGTTGGTAAAACTAGATGGATGAGAAAATTACTCCCCCGAAGCTTTCAAGGTGAATACTTGTATGAGGGGAATATTGACACCAAAAACAAGGATCACACAATTTACTTGAGCCAGTATTGGTTTATACATTTAGATGAACTTGAGACTTTGAGAAGTAATGATATATCGGCTATCAAGTCCTACATAACAAGGCAGCGGATATCTGAAAGAAAAGCTTACGGTAGGTATAAATCTAATTTCACTAGAAGAGCTAGTTTTTTAGGTTCAGTTAATGAGGATAAATTCTTATCTGATACAACTGGAAATAGACGTTGGTTAGTATTCAAAACAAAGACCATTGACTATATGCATGAAGTAGACCCTAATAAAGTTTGGTCGCAGGCATATACGCTTTATAAAAGCGGTTACAGGCACTGGTTTGATGTTGATGAAATTAAGCAGATAAATGCCCAGAATGAGAAATTTAGGGAGTTAACTTTAGAAGAAGAATTACTGTTAAGGTATTTTTCTTTTGAAAATGATAAAGACAGTGAGTACTTATCTTCATCTGAAGTGATACAAAAAATACTGATAAATATTCCTAGTTTTTCAAGTAAGATGAGATCTACTCAAATGGGTAAAGCTCTAGCGAAACACGCCACAAAGAAAAAAATGAAAGGCGGAATTCAAACTTACAACGTAAACTATCAAGGTTTAAATGACTCTAGTATATCAAGTCCGTCAATTGACAAAGATAAGCCTAACGAAGAAAAAGACGATTTACCTTTTTAGCGGCACAAGTGTTGCAGCTATTATTGAACAAATTAAAAAACGACAAAAACAACAAGTAAAATGAAAAATGATAAAAATTTAGGAATAGAGATACATAAGCATCTTCACGAGCTTGGTCTAGAGACACCTTTTAAAATTGGTACATATAAGGAGTCAGATCAAATGGACATTATCGCGAACAGCTTTAAAAACATCATGCAGTCACTAGGCTTGGATCTTGATGATGACAGCTTAAAAGAGACTCCATCAAGAGTTGCGAAAATGTTCACAAAAGAAGTTTTCGAGGGGTTGGATTATGACAACTTTCCAAGATGTATGAATTTAGAGAATAAATTCAAAGCTGATGAAATGGTTATTGAGGGAGGTATCAATGTCAGCAGTATGTGTGAGCATCATTTCCAAAATATTGAGGGTGAAGCGAAAGTGGCTTACATTCCTGGCGATAAGATAATAGGCTTATCAAAGCTCAATAGAGTCGTTAGATTCTTCTGTAAAAGACCTCAAGTTCAAGAGAGATTAACTCTGCAGATTCAAGCTGCTTTGTGCTATATATTAGAGACTGATAATGTGGCTGTAGAAATTAGAGCGATACATCATTGCGTTAAAGCTAGAGGCATTGAAGACAAAAATTGCTGGACGACTACCAGGAAACTCGGCGGATCATTTAAGGATTCTGAAGTTAGAAATGAGTTCCTAAACAGCAAGTAAGAAAAAAAATTCTTCTTTTTGATAAAAAAACCGCAAAAAGTTTTGCAGGACTTAAAAAGGGTTATATATTTGTAGGGAACAAAAACAGTAAGACAATGCAAACTAACTTTCAACCATTAGGCTTTTTTACGGAGTATTTAATAGATGGTAAATTGATTGGGGTTATTAACACAGATGAAAACCCTCATGAAGATGGAAAAGTTGGTTATGAAAGCACCAAGCATTGGGTAGCAGATAAAGAGATAATTTTCAAAAAAGGTAAAAAAATTAAAGTTAATCAAGAATTTTATACAAGGACTTACCCGCTTTGCGGAAAAATCACAAATAATAATAATAATCAAAATTTAGAAATGATGAAAGATCAAAAAGTAAACAAGAAAGACGCAAAAGCAACTGAGAAAAAAGCTGCTGACAAAAAAGAGAAGCCAGCAAAAGCTAAGGCTGAAAAAGTTAAAAAGGTGTCAGGTTCTCAAGCTGTTAGAAACGCATACGATGCTGATCCAAAAGGTTTCATGATTGAAGATCACGTAAAGAACACAGCAAAAACTGATCAAAAGATTGAAGCTCCAAGAATCAAAAGTGTATTGAAGAAACATCTTACAGCAGATGAATACGAAGCACTTATGAAAAGACAACCGGTTGAAGAAAAACCAGTAAAAGCTAAAAAAGAGAAGCCGGCTAAAAAAGAGAAGCCAGCAAAAGCAAAAGACGGAAAAGCTGAAGAAAAATTACCGGACGCGACTAAAGGAAAGAGCTGGTCTAAGAACGATGCAAAAGCA